TTATTTTACACTTAATAGTCCTTTAGATTTTTTCACAAGTATAATACTTATTATTTCAGAACCAAAGGCTGCTGGAGTAATCAAGAATCAAGGAAAATTTAATAGTATCTTTACTGGAGAGTATGTTGTAACTGGATTTAAGCATACAATCAGTCAGAATGATATATCCTCCCAGTTTAAGGTTTGGAGAAAACCTGGGATTGGAGAGATAGTAGATGATACTGATATTACTACTGATGTTGGGGAACTACCTCAAGAGGGGCTTGACTACAGGAATACCCTTAGAGAGGCCCTTCTTGATAAGTATAGTGAAGACAAGCTATCAAGAGCAAAAGCGTTCGCAAGAGCTAGAATAAATCAGAGGAATACCCTTGAGGCCCTTCTTGATACATATAGTGAAGACGAGCTATCAGGAGCAAAAGCGTTCGCAGTTGGCCTCCACCCAAGCCAAAAAAGCCAAAAACAATGGGAAAACTTCGGTTCTATATATGAAGAAATAGCAGATAACTCTTTTGTACAACCAAAACCAAAACCAAAAAACTCGGAAAAATAAAAATGAAGTATTCAAATATACAAAAAGTAGCAACAGCCTTTGAACAAGCTACACAGCACCCTGAGGGGGGTCCGTTAAATACTATAAATAATACTGGATTTCCAGATATTAGGCAGTTTTCAGTTATTCACAACGCTGATCCTATTATGGCAGGTTATTTTAAGGCTGTTGAATATAGAGAAGATAATACAGAGGATACTAGAGTAGAAATTGCATTTATAACTTATACTTCCCCATATTTAGCGGGAGAGCATTCTGGGATGGTAATGATTCCTGAAGTAGGGACAAAAATAATTGCTGTAAAACCTATAGGATCTACTAAGTTTTTTTATATAGGAAGTATTTTAGATATTGAAGCAGAAGCATATAATTGGACAGCAAATCCAGATGAAAAAGTAAAAAAACAAGAACTAATGTCTGAGGGACAAAAAATTTATTCTTATCGAGGAGTTCCGCAGCAATATGTTATATCTTCGCCAAAGAAAAATAAAATAGTTCTTAGTGATAGAAATAAGAATGATAAATGGGATGTTGGTGTTAAATTAGAGAGTATGTCAAACCAAGCTATAGAATTAAACTCTAGTCCTGGTATAGATTCCGTAGAAATGAGAAATGAACATGGTGACTATTTGAGGGTTACTAGCAATCCTGGAGAAGGAAATTCTCCTATAAGAGGGTTAGAGAGTAATGTTCAAGGATCTATTGATTTAGCTACTAGAAATGGTGATGCTACCTTATCTGTTGAACAAGGTGGACAAGAATTATCCATTACTAATAAGGGTAATGGTGCGGTTAGGACAACTGAGGATCATGAGGATGAATCTCCAGGCATGGTAAAGGTAGAGAGTTGGTATAAGGATATTAATGTCTTTGCTAATAGAGGAAATATCTTTATTGAAGCACAAAAAGATGATCCAGATACTAATAGTGTAGTTATAGAGATTATGTCTAATGGAAAAATTGGGATTCATGCAGCCAGTTCAATTGATATTAAGTGTACTGATCCTGTTGGGGTTATTCACATAGAATCTCCAGCAAGTATTGATGTAAAATCTGGGGGAAGCCTGAATATTCAGTCTACTGGTGATATGAATCTAAAATCTGGGGGGAATATGAATATTCAGTCTGGGGAAACTGTATATATAGATGGCAATCCAAATGTACATTTGAATAATGGTTCTACTGCCAATCCTGCCGTTTCTGCCGCAGATAGAGTAAAAAGTTTTTATGAGAGGATTTCTTTACCATGACAACAATTGATTTTGATAGTATTAAGAAGTTTGGGGCTCAAATTCCTGATTTAGGTGCCCCTCTCCCATCTCTAGCAGCGCAGTTTGGAGTTCCTGTTTGTGTGTTAAGTTTTACTAAGGCATTTTTATCTCTGCTTCCTGGTGATTTATTAGGTAATTTATCTAATGGTCTTGAGACAGGTAAAGAGTTTGCAAATGATAAAGTTAGAGGTTTTTTAAGAAAAGCCTTTAGAGAATCAGGACTTATGGAATTTGTAACTGGCTCTGGAGCTTATAGATATTTGTCTGATACTTCTAGAGATGGACTTGATAAAGATCAGCAAGATTTTCTCTCACAACTTATGAATTGGGTTGGATTAGCTACTGGTTTTTTGAATGAGCTTGTTGATATTGCTGATGATTATAAGGATGATATAGAGGATTTTATTGGTTGTATGGAGGATATTGGTAATTTTTTGGGTGTTATAGAGTCGGGAGGAAACATTAATATTGCATTCACTAAGGAAGATAATGCATCTAGAAACTTTGCTTTGGCTACACTACAAGTTAATTCTGCAAAAGACTTTATTGAAAAAGCTGATAATACTTTAAGTATTATTTCAGAAGTTATGTATGAGAGGGAAACAGGAATAGCTAAAGAGCCTGCTATTGATGAAGTGTTCATTATAGATGATTTAGATACTTGGGTTAGTTCTAATCTTCCCGTTAGTACAGGAGAGGAAGATAAGCTTTTAGAGGTTTTTGATCTTGTGTATGGTCCACCAAGATCCAAAAAGGGCCAATTCTTACTTTCTATTGATGGTTTATACTATGATGCTCAGGAGGGCGGAATCCCCTTCTTTGATATAGATAAAGAGGAGTTTATCCCATCGTCGCTAATACCAGACGCTTCTTCTGGTGAAATGTGGGAGTTTAAATATAATCCTAACCTGGGTGGAAAGGGGATTATTTTTACTAAAAATGATTTAACTCAGTTTGTTAGCACATTATTTGATGATACAAAAATTGATAATTCTTTACAGGCTAATATGGAGTATAAGGCTGATCATTTATTACAGCTCTTAATTGGTCAAAAAAATAAGCACATTAATGATGTAGAATCGCAGATTGCTGGCTATATTGCGTCTGGTTATGTTGAGGGTGGTGCTGTGGTTAGAAATATAAAGCAAAACCTTATTTCTATAGCAGTCGAACATGATGCTAAGATTAATAAGCGTAAAAAGCAGATTCAAATTGCTTGGAAAGCCCAACATTTTGCTGGGGAGAATCTAACTTATAGAAGGGGAGAAGTTCCTGTAAATGATTTTAGTTTCCTAAGATCTTACCATCTAACCCCCACCAAGGCAGAACAAGAGAGATTAATGTTTAGGCAGGGAGAGGTTAGTGGTGTAGTCTTACCCTTACAAAATAATTTTGTTGTTGCATCTGAGACGGAGGGAGCAGTAGTATTAGAAAATCTATTAGTTCCTCCTGTTGGAGCAGGTACTATACTTGATAGTGGTGCTGTGTCTGGGGATACTTCAACAGTAACTACTGTAGCAAATTTAACAGACTCTGTTATAACGGATCAAATTATTGGTGCATATAATTTCTTAGAAACTAATATTGTAGATTCTTCTGGTAAATATGAAACTTTAAACTGTGCCAATATTCATCCTCCAGCAGAAACAGATGCCTCCAAGGGAGTATATGGTAATGCTAGAATGGTAGCTGATTCTAGTTTGGGAGCATCTTCTGTCTTTAGAAAAGGGCTAAGTATCCCCTATTTACAAGGACTTAGAAAGTTAAGCTCTGCTGATGGAACCCCAAGTTCTATAGGAAGTTATTTGGATCTTCCAAATATCCCACCGTTCCAAGATTTTACTTACTTAGATGCAGGATGCACTTTTGAGTTTTGGGCGCATATTCCTGATTATTCCACAGTTCAAGCTACCCCCTATGCTGATACTGGTTGGGGAACCTCGTCTTACAATAAGGTTATGTTAGGTTGTGAAAATATTGGAGGTACTGTACCAGACACACTAGTAGAAGATAGATATACTCAGTATGACGCTGGATCTGAAATTGTTAGGGGTATGTTACTTGGTTTTTCTAGGGATAGACAAGTAGCACATGATGAGTTCCCATCTAATGCTACAGCAGATAATTCCTTGGATGATCATTCAGTATTCTTCCTTGCTCCTACTCAATCAGTAAATGCTAGTAGTATTGCTTTTACTCAATATGTTGAGGATGAGGATTATTTTGCTTCTAAGATTAAGATTAATAAGTGTGCTGTAGATACCTCATCTACAGTTTCTAGTTTTGATCTTAGGGGTGATATCGCATTTAGTGGTGTAGAGAATGAGTTTATGCATATTGGTATTTCAGTTAATCCTGCCGAAAACTTAGTTACTCTTACTTTGGATGGTAATGAGTTTACTACCTGTTCTGTTACTAGAGTATTTGGTGGTGGTAGTGTTTGGCAACCCCCAGACCTCCCCACCCTTACTCAAGGTAATAGTTTTACTTATGAAGATGACGGTCCTACTTTCGAACCTGGAAATGGTATTGATGCTTTTACACCTTGGATCTTGGGGGGAGGATATACTGATGGTTATTATAAATATGGTAATACTGATTTGTCAGTAGGTGAGGGTGGATTTATGGGTAAGTATCATGGGCTTGGTAGTGGTTTGAATGGGTATGTAGGAAGTATAAAGTTTTATAGTAAGGCCCTAACTACTAGTGAGATACAAAAGAACTATACTAACCAGAAAGGGTTTTTCAAGAATATTGATCTAACATGAGTCTAGAGAATCTAACAACTTATGGTGGGACTATCCACCCAAAACTTTTACGAAGTGCTAAAGGTAGTTCAGAGAAGAGGTTTGGGTTAAACTTTCCTACTGGAGAAGACACTACTAATGGTTATTTTAGTAAGGTTTCGGGTAATAGATTATTAATGAATAATCTAAAACAACTCTTGCTTACTGAAAAAGGTGAAAGAATTATGCTCCCTAACTATGGAGTGAATATCCGTAGGTATTTATTTGATCCTTTTGATGAGGATACTTTTCTTGGTATACAAGAAGAGGTGTTGGAAGCTATAGCTATTAATTTACCTAATGCTAGAGTATTAAAGTTTGGTATTTATGGTTTAGATGAGGCAGAGTTATATGGATCCCCACAGATGCGTATAAGTTTAACGGTTCAAGATGTTTCTGTTGATGAAACTGTGGAAGTTGAGGTTACACTAAAATAATGGTTGAACAATATGTTAACGAAGTAAGTTCGGACTTCATGAAATTAATTTCTGTTGCCGATTCTAATAAGGAAAATCTTGTAGATTATGCAGCTACAGACTTTCTTTCTATCAGAACAGCGTTGGTTGATTATATCAAAGCATCTTATCCCTTAGATTATCATAACTTTATTGAATCTGATTTGGGGTTAATGATTATGGAACTTGTTTCTTATATGGGATCTGTTCTTTCCCTTAAGGCTGATATGCTTGCAAATGAAAACTTCCTCAGCACAGCACGAAATAGGAATAATGTTGAAAAGCTACTGCATTTAATTGGTATTACGATGAAAGGTCCGTTAGCTTCGGCTGCTAATGCTACATTAACTTTGGATGCTGCTGCTACTAGTTCAGAATTTTTAATAACTCCTGTTAATAGAGTTCAGATTATTGCGTCACCTGAGGATGGTGGCCCACTTAATTTCACTCTATATAAGGTTTCTGGGGGCAAATTAGTTGATCTCGGTTCTGGGGGGAATCTAACATTGAATGTTAGTGAGTCTGACCCTGATGGGCTTGGTGCTACTACAAGTTCTGTTTGGAGCAATTTAGCCTTGCTTGAGGGGGCTTTATCAGTTCAAACAGGCACCTTCACTGATGTTGATGATCGTAGAATTATTCTTACAGAAGCCCCCATTATCGAGGGTAGTGTACAAGTACTAGTTGATGCCCCAGAATCAGCGGGAGCCTCTGGTGTTTATACTCAAGTTACTAATGTGTATATGGCTTCTGGAAATGATGATAGAATTTTTCAAGTAGCTTATACTGATGATTTAGCGGCGGTGGTTATGTTTGGTGATGATAGCACAGGAATTATGCCACCCGTAGGTTCAACTTACACGGTACTTTATCGTACAGGTGGGGGTACACGGGGTAACATTGCTAATAGTGTTATTAATACTAAAGTTTCTACTGATACTGTTGGGAATGGTGTGGTAGAAAATACTAGTTTGGCTACAGGGGGATCAGATGCAGAAACTACAGCACATGCTAAAAGATATGGACCCTTATTCTTTAAGCGTCAAGATCGTATAGTCACTTTGGAGGATTTTGAGGGTTTTGTAAATTCGTTTATTGGTCCCGCAGGTTCTGTAGGTAAGGGTAAGGCTGTAACAAGAAAAGCTTATAGTTCTGCTAACATTATTGATATTTATCTATTGGAAAAAGCATCAAACCTCCAACTCCAACGAGCCACGGTCCCCTTTAAGTCTGCACTCTTAGCTGCTATTGAGGAGAAGAAGATGTTGACGGATGAGGTTGTTGTAGTAGATGGGTTGATTAGAACCTTGGATTTAGTTGTAACTGTAAAATACGATAGAAATCTCACTTTAAAAGAAGAGGAGATTAAGGCTAAAGTAGCAGCAGTTATTCTAAATAAATTTGCTGTAGATAATAGAGAGTTTGGTCAGGGGTTATCAACGGGTCAATTTATGAAGGACTTGTTTTCAGTAGATGAGGTTTTGTTTGTATCATTAGATAATGTTCCTCAAGATATTAATGTTGAGTTTAATGAGATTATTCAACTAAACAACTTTGTTATAAATATGGTACAGATATAGATGGCTACTCAGAAGTACTTTAAGAGGAATTATATTGAACCTCTAAAAATTATTACTCCAGAAGTATATCTACAGAAGGATGCGGAGCTTTTTGGTACACAGACAAATAATATTGCAGCTTTAATGAATAGCCATATTAGGGCTGCTGACAATATTTTTAATCTTCTTCCCCAACTATCAAGTACAGATAATTTTCAGAATATTAATACTGTTTCAGGTATTGCCCCGTTCTTTATTAATCAACTGGGGTATGGAGATTTTTCTCCCACTAAGTTTCAAGTAGAAATTTTATCAAAACTAAATAAGAATATTTCTGATTTTGATACGAGCGCAGATTTTAAGACTTACCTTAGTGGAACTCTACTACCCTCTATTCAATTAGGCTCTACTACTTTACATACTGATACTAGTAGTGTATTTGATTCTACCCTTTCTGGTACGCATGAGTATCTTTTAAGGAATATGGATTGGATGTTCCTTTTGAATGCTTCTGCGCCAGAAGATGGCTCTTATGCCCCTTCTTCTTATGTACTTGATACTATAGTAAATGAGACTTACATGGGTAGGTCTATAAATCTTGTTGATGGAGTAAAGGGATTTCAAGAATATATTTGGAAAAACTGGAATGCGTTTTCAGGTACTGGGGGAGGAGCGTTATTACCAAACAGTTATTATTCTTCTACTGGCGAATGGACTAGCGGAACACAACAATTAGATAAGCTTAAAACATTAGTGGGAGCAATCTATTCCCCAGAGTATTCTGATTCTACTGATACTTATGTATTACAATCATTTCAAGATTATATTGATGCAGGATTACTTATAGAGGATATTGAGGCTGGTGGCCCATTCACTAAGCTACTTAAAGCAATGTCTTTTAGTATTGCTGATAGAAATGCGGAAGTAAACAAACTAGATGCGCTTCTTGATATTGAACAATGCCCAGAAGAATATTTACCTTATTTAGCAGATATTATTGGTTGGAAGTTAATTGGTCCTGATGTATCAAAATGGAGAAAGCAACTGCGTAATGCTGTTACTATTTATAAAGCTAAGGGTACTAAGAAAGCATTACAAGCAGCAGTAGATTCAGTTTATAAAAATGATGTAGTACAGGGTTATTCAACTATTCAAGAACTTTGGGAATCTTATATTCCTAATCTTTTATATTATCTTTTACTAACAGATACGGGAACTTTATTCACTAAGACTACTTTAAGCGAAAGTAATTTTGAGACTTGGACTAGAGAAATAGCAGATACTTATGGGGTGTCAGATTATTCTGATAATGATTCAGATACTAATGTTAGGTTTGTAGTAGATCATATTTTACATCGAACAGTAGCTGAGTATCCAGAGCAATTTTATTATGGTGGAGAAGTATATCCTTTTGGTGCTTCTAGTTTTGTATTTAAATATAGGGATAGAATATTTGGAATACCTCCTTGGGAAACAGAAAACTTTTATAGAGAGTGTAATGTAACGGAAGATCTTATTACTTTCCTACAAGATCAATTAAAATATTTTGGTGTAAGTGAAACAAAAGCACAAGCTTTTTTTGATTATTGTAAAGCGAAAATTTTAGAAGTTACTGATGATGCTTTACT